AATTCACGCCACGTCATTTTGTAGCAGTTCCACGCATGTCTTGCGATATTTTTGTCATAGTCGACAATGCTTACGTCGACGTCCGAGTAGCCTGCCGAATAAGGTGCGAGATTTTTCATTTTTTCATGACCTCCTTGAGTCTTTGCTCGATTGTTTTGAGACGTTCAAGCGTTTCGTCTTTGATTGCTTCGAATGTTACGTTGCCGAGTTCAATTTCGTTATACGCATATTGCAACACAGACATTGCGTCTGCGTACTTTACGATGAGATTTACTGCGTTTTCGCTTTCATCGTTCATCAGTTTTGCAAGTTCCGGAAAATACTTTTCAAAGTACTTGTCTTCGTAAACTTTGAGCAACGGATAGAGATTGAGTGCGACCTTTACATCGTATGTGATGTCGTTGAGTTCCGTTTCAGGCATGTCATGCAACAATGATTTGAGAATACATGCAAGCATCGACTCATTATCGAGTTCAAATCGTTTGCACAATTCGAGTGTAATGAGCGTCGTAAAAAACGAATGCTCCGCGACACTCTCATCTTTCAGTCGTGTTTTATGATTGTACCTCATAATGTTCTTGAGTTTGTACATTTTGAGGAGCTTTTCTTTGCCAAAGAATAATTCGTCCATCATTCCACCAACCCATCGAAAGAGTGTACCTGCTTGAACACGTAAGAGTCTTTATCGACGAGTAGATTTTCAAGCTCATCGATATCTCTTGCAACGCTGCCCGTTTTAGCGAGCATCAAATTGAACGGCTTGTCGCCGAGTGTTTCGCAGTAGTAAATTACGGGCTTTTGCTTTGCGTATGCATAGCCGCATTCCCAAAGCGTGCCCATATCTTTGTAGTCAGTGATTGCGACGACCAAGTCTGCCTCATCAATAGCCTTGCAGTTGTTGAGCAAGACTTGAGTCATGTGCTCGGTCTCTTTACCGACTTTGAAGTCTCCGCCAGCGATTCTGGGATTGAAAACTTCAAGATTTTTGTGACGTGTAAGAAAATTTCCTACGCGAGTATGTTCTTCTTCCTGAGCCGGACTAAACCAGCCGCCTGCAAAATAGATTTTCATTTTGTCTCCTCCTTATCGAAAATACCTGTCTTATAAAGCGCAAACACAGCCATCGCAACACAAGCTATTGTGATAATGAGAAACACGACACCGAATATCGTGCTTGTCGAAATCGCGGACTCAAGTGCGACATGATTTGTTTGATACTCATACGTCCCTTTTACGAGTGCATCAAGCTGATTCACTTTCGAGGCACGAATGACGAAACAAACGATTGTTACGATGAGTCCGACGAGTCCACCGATGCCGAACATCGAGCCAATCTTCAACCGTTTTTTCTGCTCTTGATTGAGTTCTTTCATGATTTTGTTCTCCTTTATCTTAAATGCGAATACATGTACTTGAGGTACCTGTAGTCATTGTTCATCCACTTTCGCAAGTGGTCTTTGTCTTTGCTCTGAAAATATGGCGACGTTTCGAATAACTGTCTTATCATATCTTCGTCCGTCGTCACGTTCTCGTAAAGCATTGCAACGATTTGATAATCTCGTTCGCTCTCATCTCGTCCTGCACCCGGAGCTTTCGAGAACCACAAAGACTGGAATTTTGAGTTTGTAATGTAGAGTCGAGCAGTTTTGTTAACCGCCTCCTCAAAGTCGATGTTGTCATCTGCTACAAGCGATTGGGTTTGAGGCTTTGGCGGGCGAACCATAAAGCGTTCGAGGAATTGATTGAGCGCAACATCTGTGCCTGCTATGTGTTGTATCGGATTGTTATTTATGTAACGACCGGTCACAGTCACAAATCGATTTGAGTTTGATGGTTGATAGTATTCGATGTTGACCTTTGAATTTTTGATGTAATATGTGTCAGAGTAATTCTCAATCAAATCATGCAAGAAAAGTATTCGCATTCCTTTGCCCGAAAAGCTAAACTCACAATACGCCACATCTTCAAATAAGTCCAACACTTCACGTCCTCGTTCGTCGATTGTGTCAAATTTGAACGGTTCTGCAAAGCATCTATCAACGTCTATCGCACACACTTTACTTGCTTGAATTGAGATGCCGATGCCGACAATTCTTTTTCGAGTCAACATCGGCGACTCCATTAATTCCTCAAGCTTTACAAAGTCTGTTACGACGTCAGTTCTTGCTTCGAAACCGTCCGGTTTGTATGGAATTTTTGAATGGTTTACGAAGCAATACCTGAAGTCGTAGTTAACGAGCTCGCAATTGACTATCGACTCTAATGTATCGATAGCACTCATGTTTATGCCTTCAATCCGAGCTTTGCTGCAGCTGCCCAGCTGATGAAGTTAACCCATGTGCTTTCGGTGCCGTCATCTTTCGTTGAAACATCGTTGTGTACGTAGATGTTCATGCCTGTAAGAACATCGAGCGCGTCTTCAATAAGTTCGGAGTTCGTAAAGTACTCCTTCGTCAGAAGAGGAACGCCGGGTTCATCGCCTTCGAATTTGAGCATGTCCGCAACAAAGCGCCGTACGGAATTCTCATCTGTGAACGGGAAGTACTTGAAAATCGTGCGATTTTTCGTACCCTTGAGCGTAACCGGCGTCGGTCTCGATTTTGCGTCGAACGTAAAGTCCGTACCGTCTTCGATGACTTTGAGCTGGAATGCGACCATAAGCTTTCCGTTCGATTTGCTCGGTTTGAGCTCCGCTTTCTTGACTTCACAGAGATAATACCCGTTTTTGAGCTGCGCGAAGCCGGAACTTTCGGCGCTTACGTCTTTAATGTCGGATGCGCCGAGCAGTTCGTCGAGTTGATTGAACAGGTTCTTCATGTCTTTTTCGTTATTTGCCATTTTTGAGTTCTCCTTATTTTTTCGCCTTCATTGCGGCTAATTTTGCTTTGATTGCTGCAAGCTTGTCATCCGGCTGAACCGTGACTGTTTCCTGTGCAGGCTCTGCAGCGGGAGTCTGAGGAATGTTGTTGTCTTCGTAAGGTGCGTTTTCGCTTACCTTTACTTCAACATCGGGTTGAGTTGTGACATCGTCCGTAGCGACCGGCGTTTCCTGTTTCGATGTAAACAGAGGTTCTGTAATAGGTGCAGCCTGTGTTGTATTATCAAGATTTGCCTTTTTCGCTTTAAGCGCCGCAAGTTTTGCTTTCATATCGAGCGGTGCTGCGGTTTCGGGTGCGGAAGTTTCTTCGGGTTTTGTCTCTTCTGCAGGTGCAGGAGCGGGTGCAGGTTCTGCTTTCGGAGGTTTCTGTTTTGCCTGAGCAGGTGCGGAAGTTTTTGTCGGTGCCGGAATGTCGAGATTGAGTTTAATTGCTCTTGCGAATTCGTCGAAATCGAGCGGAATGTCGTGAGGAATTGCGTTTTCGTCGACTCCTCTGATAATTCCGAACTCGTTCTCTTTCGGAACGAGCGAAAGGAAGCGTTTTTTCGTGATTTTTCCGTCGGGCTCTTCTTCCGCTGCCGTGTAGCATCTCAGGCAGTAACGAACTCTGCCTTCAATCATGTCAAGTACTTTGTCCGGAATACGCGAACTGGGCGCATAACGAGTATGCTCAACACCACGGCGGTCTTTCGTTGTGAACGTAATGCCGTGGCAGATGAGAATGACGTGCTTGTCCATCGAAAGCAGCTTCGAAATGGCAATGAAGAACTCGTTCCTCGTTGCGTCGTACGCTTTGCCATAACCAACGTCCGAGACATGCTCGATTTTGTTACGAACGCAGTACTCCTGCTCGCACCATTTGAAGGCGTCCTCGAGTAAGTCAACCACAACAGTTTCGTAACCGTCGAAGTCGGACTCCAGAACGTCCTTCATGTCGGCCCAGGATAATACATTTTTGTGTGCGTTCGGGTCTGCGCCGAACTCGTCCAGCCATTCGTAGTTCCCGTCTGTACAGACAAAGAACGGTTTCGGCGCTTTCAAGGCAAACACAGACTTGCCTACGCCGGGCTCTCCGTAGAGAAGCATCTTGATACGTTTCATATAGGTTCTCCTTTATCTTGTTATTTGTTGAGTAATGTCAACACATGCTCTTCGTCTATCGGTTGATAGGTGATGCGCAAGATGTTGAGCGCGTTTTGGATGTCCGTCAACGAATACTTTTTGCGAACATCATCGGCTTGAAAGCGTTCGAACATTTCGATTGCAATGACGTTATACGTGATTTTGCGAACGCGCTTGATGTTGATGCTGAACTTTTCGTTCTTCGGATGATACGTGATACGAGCTCTATTCGTACACCGAACGCACACATTGTCGCCGTCAATCCAAAATTCGTACTTCGCATTCATGAACGAAAGTTCGTCTTTGCTTAAAGCTCGACAATTATTCGCCAGCGGAAGCTTCGGTTTCGGTTTCCGTGCCATCGTTTTCTACCTCCTTTTCTTGATTGAATGAGTACAACGGATTGTCGTACTTTTCATTGACGTTCACGTAGCCGAACGCCTTAACGACCTTTTGCTTCATATTAAGCGTCTTGAGATAAAGCAAAATTAAGTCGTCGTCGATGTAGTATTGCGAACGAAGATATTCAACGAATTGCATGAGTGTTGTTTCGTCCGCGATTTTGTCCTTAAAATACTCGATGTACAAGGGTTCGAACAATGAATATTTATTTAGAACTTTTGCATAATCTGCATCGGCACATCGCATATCGAGTTCAATGCAATCACGCTTGTCACTGAATAATTTTTCATCTTCGTCCCAGACAAAATCGGTGATAGCGTACAACACATACGCATTCGGCGTGTGATAGAATATGTCGTAGAAGTCCGACTTACCGTACGACGTCTTTGCGTTTGAGAAGTTGATGAAGAACAATTTGTTATCGACGATTGTCTGAGCCGCGTCCGCCATGATAGATAAATTCTCGATGTACGAATTGAGCAAACGTTCATCAATGTCTTTCTTCGGAAACTCGTGATAGTTCACGTAATTCTCCGTATTGATTTCGTACTCGAACTTCATTCGATTGAAGAACTCGGACTCGTTCTCCATTTTCTTTTGACGTATCGCCGTCTTCTTGATGTTGATGATGCCGACCTTTACGACCGGAACGTCCGGAAACTCAGATTGCAACATGAAGATGTAGCGATAAATCTGGTCGAGATAGCCGTCCCAGTCAGGTTCGTACGTCGATGTTTTGTAGTCGATTACGACGAACCCTTTGTTTGTGAGCAACAACAGGTCGACTATGCCCACAAAATCGTGATGGTCCTGATTTTGCAAGAACGACTTGAGCTTGCCTGTTACGTAAAGCTCATGTGTTTCGTCTTCCAAAACGAGCTTTTCGTCCGGATTGTCGGGGTCGACAAGAATTTGTTCGAATATCTCGTCTTTGTGCTTGAGATACCCGTACACCATCGCTTCCGACAAGAGTTGCTCTCTTGTGTATGTGTCGCCCTGCTTGAAAGTGCCTTGCTCTTTGAAGTACGAGCTTAAGTCGCAAGTGTTGTGTTCGATGCCCCAATGAACTGCCGAACCGATACTCAAAGCAGACTTTTCGACTTTCGTCCAAATGCCAAGCTCGTAAGTAAGTCGATAGCTCATCGGACACGACATCAACTTTGCGAGTTTTGAGTGTGAAAGTTTCATACGATCTGCACCACGCCTTCAAGCTCGAGTTCGTCGATTGTCTTCCAATTCGTCGAGATGCAAAGTTCCTCATCTTCATGATAATCGACAACGAACTTCACAATCTTATTTTTGTCGAACCTCGAACGAATATTCATCTTTGCAAAGTATTCGTTGATAAACGCAACACAAGACTTGTTGTCGCCTTCAAAGAGCTCAAGCTCGTTGATGTCAGCGCCCTCTTGAACTCCTGCTGCGATTTTGAGAATACGAGAACGGCTTGTCGCGGAACTTGCAGTCTTTTCTTTCTTTTCTTTGGGCTGAGACGCAGTGTTGATTTGCACCTCGGAGAAAAGTTTTTCGGTCCTGACGAACTTGCCGTCCTTTTGTTTCTGCCACCAGGTTACGTCGTTTGTATCAACAATAAGCGCCGCATCTTCGCAAGCAAACGAACATATATCATTCGGTTTGCTCTCAAAAATCTCGGCAAGCTCTTTTGTTTCAAGCAACGCCCTGAGCTGATTGTAGGGAACGCACTCATCGATATCATCGACGACGATATGTACGAGTTCGTTCTCCGTTTTGATGTACGAACAGAATTCGTTGAAACGCTTTTGCGTGAACTTACCGCCCGTAGCATCAATCGTGTAGATGTCTGCCATTTGTATGGTCCTCCTTGTTTATCTTGATTATATTATATCACATCTGAAACGAAAAGTAAACTACTTTTGAGTACTTTTTTTCAAAAATTTTTCGGAAAGTTACTAAATTTTTGAGATGACAAAGCCGAGTATCTCGACTTAAAATACTCGGCTTAGTGAGAGGGTGTGATTACGACGTAATCGATTGCTTCGGTTCTAATCAACACAGGCCCGTACTTGACGAACATCTTTGCGGTTGCGTTTGCGTTGAAGTTATTCACTTCGTCTTGTGTCAAGCCGTCGAGTTCTATCGGGCGTCTGCGTCGATGCAGATAAATTTTGAGAGTGAAAAATTGTGATGCTTGAACTTTCATATCGTTCGTCTCCGTGTTGGCCATGATTATTTGCTCCTATGTTTAGTGATAAGCTTGTGCGTTTTTTCGTCACGTATGAGACGACCGTCGGCAAGACGAGCAAAGAACTCCGTTTTGCTTTCAGGCTTGTACGCCTTTCGCCCGGTATCTTTGCACCAAGTTTTGAAGTCGTTTTCTGTTACGCCGGCGATTTTGTAAATTTGCTTGTTCATTTGGTGCCTCCTTTATTTGTATTGCTCGTTAAGCAGAGCAAGTGCTTCGTCTGCAGGAAGAGACTCAATGTATGCAGCCTCTTCAGGTGTAAGAACCGGTTCAGAATTCTGAATTCGCATCGTGTTTGTTGCAGTTACGATGTCACGATTTGGCGGAGTCGAAGGTTTGCTTTGTTCGAGTAATGCTTTAATCGCGCCTACACTCAAATCTTTGACGAGAATATTCACATCACGCATCATCAACACAGACGGGTCGCCCATTGATGCGAGCTTCATTTGATTGAGCTCAATGAGCATGCGTATTACGGCGAGCTTATCGCGAGTCGATAATCTGTCAGCAGCAGGAATTTCGGTGTCCTCAATGAGCGATGTGAGATAACCGCCTATCTCGTTAAGCGACATCATCTTTTTAGAAAACTGACGATGATACAATGCACGAGAGATGCGTCTAATCTCTTGTTGAACAGGAAATGACGTGAAAATCTCAAGTGCCTCATCGTTTTCAATGTGACAGAATACTGCAGCTGTCGCAATGTTGCGATGTTCAATGTAATGCCTGACGAACTCTTTTGTCATGACAGGTAAATTATATTTGTTGAGCGGGTCAACAACAAGAGAGAAGACAGGGTTCGTTTCAAGCTCTTGCTTATATGCAAGCTCGATTTGATTGACATTGTCTTGAGCAATTTGCAAAGCACGTTCTTGCGCTGCGAGTTCTTGCTGTTTTTTCTTGACAGGTGTACGAGCCATGACAACCTCCTTTACTCAAATATATGCTCGTCTCTCCGAACTGTCACTTGTCTTTGCAGGTCGTCAATCCGTTTTCTCTGGCGAAAACGTTGATACAAAAGGTCAGGCTCCCAAATTGCCAGCGGTTCTTATTCTTAGAGACTCTTGTTGTCTATACAACTCATCTCACGGGGATGGAGCTCGATGTTGGAGTCGAACCAACAATTCATGATTACAAATCAAGTGTTTTGCCATTAAACTAATCGAGCGTCTTTTGTTTTGAACGACGAACTGGTCTGCCTTTGCCTGTCCTGCCATCAACGTTACGAAATGTGTCTGTCATTGCATGACAATTGGGACAGATCAAAGCTATGTTTGATATATGCCAATTTGTATGGTCGCCATCAATATGATGCAATTCTAAAATGCTATAACCTGTATAGGGATTGGCGCCCTTAAAACCACAAGAGGAACAAGTATCATTTTGTTTTTCAGCTAAATATCGATAAAGCCATACTTTAGATGTAGCTATGGTCGTTTCATCAATAGATGCTACCCATTGTTCATACTTTGCCCTTGCTGTTTTACGTAAACTTTCTTTTGCGTATTCAGGCAACGAACAATTTCTTTTGGATGCTGATAATTTTACTCGTTCAGAATGTTCTGCTCGTTTTTCGGCTGTCCAAAATCTTTTTTGACCCTCAGATATTTTTCGTTTTGTTTCTTCAGAATGTTTTCTTGCCATCTTGATTATATTGTATCACATTTTTTCTCAAATGTAAACTCTTTTGGGTACATTTTGAGAAAAAATTTTGAAGCAATTTGAGGATTTGCGAATGCATCAAGAATTATTCTGAGATATATCAGAGAAAACAACTTGTGAGATAATAAGAATATTAAATAAGAGCTGCAAGATGTCTCAGAGTTAATCTAGTGAACTCACGTGTACACGTGCGTATACGCGTATATATTATATAGTACACGTGAGTTATTCCAGGCCATAACTCCTGAAAATCTTTCGAACGACAAACCAAAGATTATTCGCCTCATCATTTGAGAGTTTGCATTGAGGCGACACAAGATATTGAGCGAACTCTGTCTGAATATCGACCAACATCAGCTGGAGCTCATGCGGGATGCTCTTCGGGTTTGACTTAATAAACTGCTCACGCAAGTCAGGCTCAGTTTGAGCAGGAGTATCAGACGCAGACTTGTATTGGTCAAGGTCTTTTAGATGTATCGTTCGAACAGTCGGGTCGAGCATATTGCGCCTCAAAATAAATTCTTGATGTCGAGCTCTTTACGAGATGCGAGATAATCACACATGTGAACGAAATGCTGCAGCGGGTCGGAAGGAACGGGAAGCGTTATGCCGGGTGAGTAAGATGAAGTGTTCCACTGACCCATGTGCGACTCGATGCCTCGAGCGATGGTGTTGAGAATGAATTGAATGTTCTTCGCCATATCGTCAACACTAAGGAAAGGTTCGTCGAAATTGAAGTGCGTTCTTACAGCTTCTGCGGCAAGAACAGGATGGTCAAAGCGAGTGTATTGCGACTTTGCTTCGTCGGAGATGCCGGACTTGCGTGTATCGTGCATAATGAGTGCAGCAATCGCACAGTCGAGTTCGTACTCAGAAAGCTGTAACGGATTGGGCGTGCGTAAAATGTTTGCGAACAAGCACGCAGCTTTCGTATGACGAATGAGTCCGCCTTGACCGAGTGCATAATCGGGATGATATTTGCCCGTAGACGATGCAGGAATGTCGAAGAAGTAGTTCGGAATTGCGCCGATGAGCTCTTCTGTAAGAGTGCGAATTTCGAGGTCTTTGATGTACGAAAGCTCGCGTTTGAATACGGCGACTTTCTGTTCTGCTGTAAGAACGGGACAAGAGTTGGGTTGCACAGATTTATTCTCCTTTTGATGTTGATTTATGCGTTGAATTTGTCGAGCTGAACGTTCGCCTCATGCAAAAGCTTTAAGGCGAAATCGTCAGGATAGCCGTCAAGATAGACGACTCGTTTTATGCCAGCGTTTATGATTTGCTTAGCACATATCGAGCAAGGCTGATGTGTACAGTACAAAGTCGAACCGTCAACACTGATGCCGAGCTTTGCAGCTTGCAGTAATGCGTTTTGTTCAGCATGTATCGCAAAGCAGACCTCTTGTCGAGTACCGGACTCAATGTGAGCGAGTTCACGCAGACATTGATTTTTCTCTGCACAAGACTCAATGCCTGATGGTGCGCCGTTATAGCCGGTCGTGAGAATGCGTTTGTCTTTCACAATCACAGCACCGACTTGACGTCCGGGACGAATGCAACTTGACCAAGTTGAAATCTCTTGTGTAACACACATAAAACGAGCGTCCCAGCGGTGTTGTTGAGCGAGTTCTTGACGCATTTTTTCAAGATGTTCGAACATGTTTTGACCTCCTTTTAGTCTAACGGACCATCGTCGTATGTGCAATAGTAAAGCGGGTCGCCGATGTTCCAGATATTGCATTGTTTGCATTTATGCAAATAGAGCTCGTTCTGCATGCGAGAATATAAGTCATAGGGCAGATAGCGTTCTGCAGATTTGAGCCAATCGTAAAGCGTCGATTTGGGAATACGATAATAACTCGCAAGCTCACGCACATTACGATGTGTTTCAAGCATGTTCAACACTATGCGTTCGAGCGTGTGCTCACGTCGAGTGTGATACTCGTAATGCATGCGAGACTTGTGAGCGTTCACATTCATAATCATGCCTCACACAAGAGTAGTGACAATGCCAATGAGCTTTGCAGAAAGTTTAGACATAATCGAAGCACAGCTGTCAAAATATACGTTGATGTCTAATGAGTTGTCATAAAGCAAAGTTTCGATGTCATAAAGTATTTCGTTTATTGTGTTTGCAAATTTTGCAATGCCAAGTCTGTCTGAGCGTTCTTTATCGAATGCAATGAACTCTTTGTCGACGAGCATTTGTTTCATGTTTAGCACAAACGAATTAAGTATTGCGTCGTGCTTGTCACGCAGAATTTGCTTATCGAGCTTAGCCTGAGTGTTCAAGCTGAGTGCGAGCATCTTATGAGGTACGAATGTTTTCATGTTTGAAGTCTCCTTTGATTTATCTTGATTATATTATATCACATCTTTCATCAAAAGTAAACTACTTTGAGTAACTTTTTGAAAAATTTTTGAAAAAGTTTTGGATGTGAACGAGTGGGTAGAATGAGTGAGAGTGAGAGTTATGCGAGCGGACAAAGTCCAGTCTCTTTGCAAGACTCTTGAGCAGCGATATCATGACAATGCTCGCACCATCCGGCAGCTTGCGAGTATTCGTTTAAGGGTTCGTCTGGGTCAGCATGACATTTGGGACAATACGAGTAAGGACCTGTACGAGTGTACTTACGACCGCAATACACGCACTCAATTGTCTGACCTTTGTATTTGCCTATCATGATTTGTGTTTCTCCTTAATGATTATATGATACGCGACGTGTGATGTGCGATGTGCTTATCGAATGATGTGTAGCTTGTCTTTCTTGAAGTTGCAATGAATGACGGTAACGTTCGCACCCATTTTATTGAAGCAGTTCGTCCCATACAAGCGTTGCAAAGCAAGTGTAAATGCACGTGCATGACCCAAGTCTCTGAGATATTCTTTCAGGAACTGTGTTGAAATGAACACATCATCAAAGTCTTTTACGAAGTCGTCACCGTCGAAAATCTCATCTGTCGTTCCTGACTCATCAATTGTGACTTTCTTGGAGTGATTGAGCAGCTGTTCGAATTTGCTAAAGGCTTGATTTTCGTTCTCGTCGTAAATCGCTTTCCAAAGTTTGACTTTGTTTTTCGCGTACAATGCAGACTCAAGTGCATCAGCATTTGTTTTCGACTCACGACCCCAAGCAAATAGCTCGGAAATACGAATTTTTTCGAGGTTCATTTTCAAGTCATGGTCAACATCTGCGAAGTCGGCATTCCATTCATTGTGTGTGAACGTGAATACGCTCTTGAAATTCTTTGTAGCAGATTTGATGCCGTACATTGCGAGATATGCGAATACTATCGCCGAAGCTTTGTCGTCTTTGAGCTCTCGCAAATCAGATGAGAACGAAGCGTCGTAATAATCGCCGCTCTTTAAGAATTGTTTCTTAGAGTCCCATGTATAAAATATCTCGAACATATTGATGCGTCTGAGAAACCCATTAGTTGTATCGGCAAACTTTATCTCGTTTCTGTCATTGCCTGCGAACACGAATTTGCAGTTTAAGATGCCCGAATATTTGCCGACACCCTTATGATGTATCGTCTGGTCTTCGGAACCTGTGAGAGATTTTATGACGCGTGACTCACGATACGTCTTCGCAGACGTTTCCAAAAATATATTATGCGCGACACCCTCGAGCGCACCTGTGATGAACGTATCAGTCTCAATCTCATCAAGCGACAAGCTCGAAGGTTTGGGAACGCAGTTCGAAGTAAAGAACCCATCGAACAACGAGTTCTTGCCGTTCTGTCCTGCACCAATGAGCATTACAAAGTTTTGAGCGAATGAGTTCAAACATGTGTAGCCCAAAATCTGACAAAGATGCTCAAATCTATCGAGACTAAATTTATGCTCGTTCGTAAAGCTCATATTATACACGAGCTCGAAACAATAATTACGCTGGACATCATTGAGTTCACGCAACACTTGCACGAAATCTTTTAGCTCGATGTCTGCGAGTGAAAAATCGAGCGGCTCGAAGTTGTAGTTGAAGTACCAACGTACCATATACTCTTTCGTATATGAGATGAGCGTCAAGCCTGTGCTCAACTGAATTTTGTCGTACTTGAAGAGCCACTTTGCATTGCGAAAATCATATACACCATTACGAAATGCGATGCAACCGTCAGGTATGAAACGAGCGTATTGCAAATCAGGATTGTCTTCGAGATTATCACGCTTGAATGTGATTGTCTTGAGTGTTGAACGCAAATTCGACGTCATGCGTGTAACGATTTGAGATATTCTGTCGAACACTTCATCGGTCAACACTGTGAAGTATTTGTTACGCAATATCGAGTGCAAGTTGTCGATGAGCATCTCTGTCGCCGTTTTCGCATCACAAAATCTGTAATGAATTTGCGAAAAGCTTTTGCCAATGTAGCCACCATTATCGAGCTGATAGACCTGACACTCGTCTGCGAGAATGGGCAGCCAATCTGTAACGGGCCGTCCGAGCAGCGCCTGTTGGTCTATCGTGGTGGCTATGTCTTTTACTGTCTTTGCCATTGCTGTACCTCCAATTTATCTTAAATATATTATATCATGTTCTTTCTAAAAAGTAAACTACTTTTTGTTTATTTATCGAAAAAAGTTTCAAAATAAATAAAATAAATTTTTATTGAGAAAATTTATCAAGATTTGCAAAAATTCATTTTCGATAAAAGCTCCTCAAAAAGTCAAATTTTTACTTCGATAAAAGGCTCGATAAAAGGTTCGATAAATAGGGTAGGTTACTTTCCAAAATAGCTAGCTACTTTAATGCTCTCGCGTTATTTATTTTTATTTATTTATCTAAAAAGATAATAAACACAATATATATTCCTTTCGTGTATATATACATAATATATTGACTTTTTCGATAAATAAATAAAAGTTCTCGGAGGTCAAAGTCAAGTCTCACAAAATGGGTCACAAGTCAAACTTAATTTTTGAGCACATTTTCGATGTGTGTGAGATATGTGAGACGCACACGTGACATGCATACGAGTACACGATATTTCAAAAATTCTCACGAGACATACACGTGTACGCAGAAAATATTTTCGAAAAAGTGCATCAAAAGGGTTTACATTCGTAAAAAAACGTGATATAATATAATTAAGAAGTATAATAGAACACTTCTGTGATTATACTCGAAGGAGGTCACCACATGCCCGGATTGCAAGAAGAGATGCTTGAGCTCATGATGAAAGCTGAGAAACTCGGGGCAGGTAACGACTTCGAACATCGAGTCACAGACAGTGCACAGAAAATATTTGAAAGCGCGAAAGAGAGTGTGCCGATGAAAGACTCATACGGCAACTCTCTTTTGTCTATCGGCAACAAAGAGGTGAGCGAGCACTTCTCGAATTACAACTTCGACAATGACACGCTCAACTGGTGGTTGTGGCTCGCACTCTATAACGAGAGCTGGGTGTTCAGACGTGTGATTGACAAGCCGTCGCAAGACATGATACGCTGCGGCATCACACTCGCTGGCTCGAATCCGAAATTTTCAAACGTAATGCGCAAGCTTCAAGCAAAGCGCACAGATTTTATCAATCTCTTGCAATGGGGCTCACTTTTCGGTGGCTCGATTGCGTGTGTGTTGTTCGATAATTTTTCTGACGAAGATTACAAACGACCTATAAATATTGAGAAAGCGCGTAAGGCAAAGACTATGCGCTTTTACGTCGTTGACCGCTGGTACGGTGTAGCACCTTCTTCCGAGATGGTCGACGACATGAACTCAATCGACTATGGGAAGCCTCAAACGTACAATGTGACGTTCGCTGACGGCGTTACTAAAACGATGCATCACGACTTTGTGTTGCGATACGAACATCGAACAGCGCCTAAGCTCATCAAGAACGGGCAATTGCAAGGCTGGGGTTACGCTGAAGGAGCTCATATTCTTGGCGAGCTGAGCAGAGACGAAAAGCTCAAGAACAGCGTACAAAGTTTGATAGATAAGTCGCTTATCGAGGTCATTAAGATGGCTGGCATGCGTGGCATTTTCATGGGTCAAGACGCTGAGAATGAGGAACAACTGAGAAAACGACTCGAGATGGTGAACTGGGGTCGGAATTTTAACAGCTTAACGTTCTTGGACAAAGAAGATGAATATCAGGAACACGGCTTTGCAGGACTCACAGGCTTGAGCAACTTGCTCGAGCAGAATATGTGGCAAATAAGTGCAGCTGTTGAGATGCAAGGTGTGTTGTTCGGTGACTTGAAGCAAGGTTTCAGCAATGACGTTGATGCTTTGGAAAGATATGACGAGACAATAAATGGAAGATGTGAGAGCTATTTGCGGCCTGTGTACGAGAAGTTCTTAGGGTTGCTTTTTCAGCTCGAAGACATCGACGACAAGGTGGAGTTCACATTTGACTCGTTACTCGTCAAAAAGCAGGACGAGGACAGAATTAAGGGTCTGAGCTCGTTCGTCGATTTATGTGCTAAACTTCAAGATGCGGGAGTTCTGACACCCAAACTCACAGGTCAAGCGCTTATGAAGTACGTCAACAAAGGCGAAATAAACTTCGGGCTCACACAAGACGAGCTCGACAAGCTTGATGACAAATTCGAGGAAGAGTTGGAGAATATCAAAATAGGAGAAGACTAACGACGTGGCCAAGAAAAAGAGCATACATCAAAATACACGCTCACTCTATAAAGGCCGTTTCTTTCTCGTTTTCTATGACAAATCTGACGAAAACCTCAAATACATGTTCGACAATGTGAGAGACATACTCAAGTTCATGGGTCAGGAAGTCACACGACTTAACGTGAACCGCATAAATGTTGAACTATACAAGGCGTTCTCAAGCAAGGAGCACTTTTGCAGGTTCCTAACAGGTGAAGTGTTGCGCGTCTATATGATATCAAACGACGATGTCGATTGAGATAAATAAGAGTAAAGGAGACACGACTATGGCAAAGTTCGTACAAATTCAATCGGATGTGACTATTCGGGTCACGACTGGTCTTCAGAACAAGGATGTGACGAACCCTGATGCACACGTACCGGATAGGCTCAAGGTCAATCCCGAATGGCCTAAACATCAGGTGCTCATTCGCAAGGGCGCACATCGCTATCCCGCCGAAATCGCGGAATGGGAGAGTGTTAAGGCGCTTGCAAAAGACAAGGTGCTTACCATCGGCTCGATGGAAGAGGTCGATGAAGACAAGCTCGACGAGCTTGAACAGAAAGACCTCAACACTGTGACTGAGGCGAAGACCGAGTTCAAAATGCCTGACGTAAAGGGTGACAAACCGAACGCAAACGCAGGCGGCAAGAAAACGCTTACGCTCAGCGATTTGGCCGGCAAAGGAGAGTAACGAGCTCTCAAATAACGTAAGGAGCAAAGCTTATGGCAAATAACTTCAAACCGTGGGTTGATTCACCCACAGCAGGACAACAAGTTCAGTCTGCATCTGTGTTTGCGACAGACGCTCAAAGGGTTGACGGCTTCAAAGCTGGCGACCCTGCAAGCGCATTGCGAGTCAATTCAGCGTTGAGACAAGCGAATATCGTTGTGGCAGGCTTAATGCAAATGTGCGACGATATCAAGACGCTTCCAGACGGTTTGAGTTTGATGTCGACTGTCACACAAGTCAAGAACGCAATCAAGGCTGCGATTGACCAGCTCGACGCCACAGTGTTGGCATCGGCTAAGTCGTACACAGATACGAGAGAGGGTGTGATAAATGGTAAGCTCACAGACAAGCAAAATCAAATCACGTCTAACAAGAACAGGCTTGACGTTCTCGAACCTCGCGTTGACGACTTGGAAGACGAGGTCGCAGCGTTAAACGGAGGCTCCTCAACACTTGGACAGCGAGTGACTACGCTTGAGAGTGAAATGGACACTGCTCAGGCGGACATTACTCGACTCAAAGAGTATTACGAAGTCAATTTAACAACGAGCTCTTGGACTGGAAGTGCTGGCAATTATTCGTACAGCATTCCTGCTGCAACACATAAACGCGGAACACGTCCGAGAGTTAATACATACGTTGACGGTGAAGAGACTTATGACTCACCGAAAATCGACTGGACAACGGGTAACGTGACAGTTTACTCAAACGCTCAGGTCGCATTGAAGGTGCTCATATACTAAAAGGAGGTGAGAGCAATGGGTTGTGACTGCATGGTTGAACTTAAAGACGACTATGATATCGAGCTTGTGCAAGGCGATTACGGTTCGTTTTTGTATAACATCAGTGACCAAAACGATGAGCCGCTCGATAATGTTGAGTCTGTAATTTTTACTTGCTCTCGTCTCAAAACGCAAATTGAGCTTTTGTCGATAAGTCATTCGCAATTTGCGCTTACGCTTGACTCGAGTTTAACATCTGGGTTTAGCGCATGCACATGTACGTATGATATAACGGTAAAGTTTAAGACGGCTCAAACGCCTATAACAGTCATTCATAATGGCGGTCTCACAATACTCAAAAAGGAGAACAAATTGAATGGCAGTGGTTGAGAAAAGTTTTCATGCGACGCTCAAAAAACGAGAGCCTGCAAAAGTAAGTGTTGCAACACTGCTCATTCAATCGAATAACTCGTACAAAGGCGACTTCGCAACAATACAAGATTTGCAAAAGGCTTCGGCATTTACGGGCGACTACGCAGACGTATTTGAGACAAACACTCGTTGGAAATACGTTGACGACAAATGGGTGAACACAGAACAACCTATTCTCGTCAATCCGATACTCGCAACAAAGCAGGACGTTGGCGCTTTGGATGAGCGAGTTGCAAGTTTAGAGACAGCAATTGAAAATCCGACACTACTTATAACAAAAATCTAAAATCTGCTTGTACCAGTATATGGTGAAACAAAAAGGAGACATAAAATGGCAAGTTTGGAACTCATAACTAACCTAAAACTCATTGACGGCTCTGCCCGTACAAATGTTCCTACGCCTGAAGAGCTCCCTCTTGGTTATATGTGCTTCGGTATCGTCAATTCGAGAGCCTCCATCTGGGGCAACTATGATGGTTCTGTACACGACTTAATCAATGAGGGACAGGCAGCGGTTACAATTGTTCAGGTAACCGGTCAAAGCACGACCGCGGTCATATCTCAAAAGGGTGTGACGGACGCTATCGCGACTGCAAAACAAGAGGTCGTCGACGGTTTAGGGTCGGCTGCTTCAAAAGACGTCGGAACAGCGGCAGGCAATGTGCCTGTGTTGGACTCTAACGGAAAGCTTGTTGAGAGTATAATTCCGGCAGTGGCAATCACTGAAACGTATGTCGTTGACAGTGAAACGGCGATGCTCGCTTTGAATGCGCAAGTTGGTGACGTTGCTATCAGAACAGACGTAAGCAAATCATTTATTTTACAATCGTTACCTGCAACAACCGCTGCAAACTGGAAAGAACTGCTTACACCTAATAGTAAAGTTATATCAGTAAATGGCAAACAAGGCGCAGTTGTTCTTACAGGCGCTGACATTTCGACGAGCTTTACACAGGCTGCTTCGAGAGCAAATGTTGCAACAGATGAGACACTCGCTGTTTCGCTCGGCAAAATCTCAAAGTGGTTCGCAGATTTGAAAGGTCTTGCGTTCAAGGACACAATCGTTGCAACGACTGATATCACAGGTATAATTCCTGCGGCAAACTTACCTACGGCGACAGCATCTGCTAAAGGTATTGCGAGCTTTGGGAATGGCTTAAATGTTGCGAGCGGAGCGGTTACTGTGAAAGCGGGTCAGGGCATTACAGTCGATGCGAATGGAATTGCAGCAGACGTTGTTCTGAAAATCGCAACTATCTAAAATTTCAACAAGGAGGTGACGCATGGCGTCAGCTGAAATCGTATCAAATCTTAAGCTCATAACATCCGGTAACGTGCCGACCACGTCGAACCTCGGGAATGGCGAGCTTGCGTTTGGACTTGTTGATGAAGTCGCAAAACTTTACGGCAATGTGAATGGAACGATTGTTGACTTCTCTGATTTTTTGCGAACGGCGCCTGTCACAAGTGTTGCAGGTAAAACGGGCGCTGTGAGTTTAGCGAAAGGCGATGTCGGTCTTGGAAACGTTGATAACGTCAAGCAATACTCTGCGAGCAATCCGCCGCCCTATCCTGTGACGAGTGTTGCGGGTAAGACAGGGACCGTAATTCTAAGTGCGGAGGACGTAGGCGCAGAGCCTGCTTTTATTAAAAATACAGCGTTCAACAAAAATTTTGGCACTTTCTCAGATACGGTAGCGCAAGGAAACGATTCGCGTATTGTCAACTCCGTACAGACTTTGGGCGATCAGGCCATATGGGGTAAGAAAACATTCATGAGTGACTCACCGGTTGTTCCGAGCAAGACGAGGAAGGCAACGAACTCCGGCACTTCTATAGCGACAGAGGCGCAGGTATATAAAGTAGAACAAGAATTATCGGAAAAGCAAGACGCCTTAACCTCTCAACAGATTGTGAATATAAACAATGTCCCAAACAAGCTGGACAAAAATCTGGGGGCAGGATTAGCAGGGCAATACCTTGTCGTGGGTGATAATGGTGATATTATCACTACAGACACCATAGATGGCGGAGGAAGGGGCGGAAATATAGGTTCTTATTGGGCAGTGATTCCCGATTCTTCAATTCCGACTTATTACGGCCACGCCTTTATTTCTTTTAGCTTTACCACAAATAACGGATATGACGAAAGTCTTATCGGCGCAGACGCGGAGTTGAAAGACATTTTGCTTGCGTCGTCCGTGAATATTTACAAAACGGAAATAGATTATGCCAGTGAACATCAAACAATAAATATGTACGAGCTGTGTTCAACAATATATAACGGAGACGGAACAGCCGACGGAAAGCAAATAATAAAGGGCAAGGCGTCAATTGATACAGGCGGAACCATGGAAGATTACGATTGCCTCTTGTTCGTTTATGATAACGGTTCGGACGTCTACTTGACAATCGGGCTTGTTGAAGAGGACAAGAACTCGGTGTATATGAGTAGAGATGTTCGTCTGGACGGAAGCGAGTCAATCCCCGTAGCGGCGTTCTATACGGGCAATTCGTAATAAAGATAAAGGAGAGCAAGCATGACAAACGTGTATTTAATAAGCAAAGAAGAAATAAAACGAAGAAGAGACATAAGACAGTTGAAAATGCAGCTGCAACCTCTTAACGAGGATTTGTTGCAAGTTATGGCGGGCGTTGAAATACCGAATATAGAGGAGAAAAAAGCGGAATTTAGGCGCATTCATGGTGATATTCGAGAGTTGGAAGGAAAGCCGAGAGAGAGGGCTTAAGGAGAAAAAGCATGAAGTCTAAAAAAGGAATAGACATTGTTACAAGCGTCGGAACAAGACTTTATGATGCGTTTGTAAATGCATCAACGTCAGGTATGAAACGTGTTGTAACAACAGTTGGAACAGGTGCTGGTCTAAATCAAATGGCAATGCAGAATGATACGACGATTGTCGATGTAATCTCTGCATCGGGAATGGGACTTCCTACTGAGAAAGCGGTCGCAGATGTTTTATGCAAAACAGTTTGGACTGGCTCATTAGAACTTATTGGAACACAGTCAAACACAAGGTTTAGCGGTACATCACCTATTACACAGTCTAAAGACTATTATTACATGGTTTTTGTTAAAGGCAGTCTTTCGTCATCAAGCACTAGTAGTACTGCTACTAGTATAGGGTTTACAGCACTGCTTAAGCCTTCTGCAGACACTTTTTTTGGTGATGTACATACAACACTGGTTGCAGCACAGCGTTTATCGTCAAAGATATCGCTTAATGCGAATGTGTTTATGGCAGACAATATAACAATATTTTGCAAAAGTGTCAATGAGTCGTGTCCATATGTAAAATCGATGACAGTCACACGAATTGATACGCTTGTAAAACCAATTTAGTCGAAGCTTTGTCAAAATGTCGACTTTGGAGGTAAGATTATGAAACATGCTTTAGTTGCATGGTTGATAACATCATGATATTGTCAATGGTTAATTTTAGCATTTGAGAGTATTTAAGTTATGACGATGAGTAATCAAAAATAAGGAGGTCAAGTAATGACTATTCAAGAATTAGCTCAAAAGGAGGCATATCTCACATTTGATGACTCTAAAATGGGCGTCTATTTAATTCCAAATGGTAAGAGAGGATGGACGTCTTTCCCTGTGACGGAGAAAGTTAAAGTCCAGAAGACTCGAACCCTTGAAGACGGGTCTAAGGAACAGTATGAGGAGACTGTGAAGCAGCTCAAGGAAGGTGCAGTTCTCGTAACGCCTGAAGAGTATGAAGGACTTCAGGCTGGCACACACGTCTGGGAGAACGGTAAGGTCATTAAGTATGTTGAGCCTGCGAATGTGACACAAGCTAAAGCATTCATCGAGCAAGTCGAGCAGACGAAGCAACAGGTCGATGATGCAAGAAGCTGGCTCAAAGCACATGACTATATCGGTGTCAAGATTGCTCAGGCGATGTTTATTGACGATGAAGATGAAATCGATGCTTTGAAAGAACAGTACACGTCAGTGATAAAAGAGGCGAAAGCAAAACGGCAAGAAATTAATACATGCACAAAATGGTTGAACGACAACGAAGCGGCAATTCAAGCTGCGCAGGAGGTAATAAGCAATGAAAACTAATCGCGGTCAAACCTGGGTAACAGGGTTAAGGTAACCGATTGCGGAACCGGAATTATTACTGAAGTAAATTATGACAACTTCAAATTTTACATCAAACACATTTACGAAATAAATTAGGAGAACACAAAATGGAACAGAAAACTCTCGTTTACAAAGACAACACTTATCGCATTCGTAAGATGAATGCGATTGAGGCACTCGCATTGCGCTTAGCATCCGATATGAAGAGTGTTGCGGGTGCGAAGCAATTTTTCACAGACGTGCTCGAAAGACTCGAGGTGCAAGCCGGTGAAAAGTGGCTACCTGTCAAGCAGGTCGATGCAAATGTGTATTTGCCTGCTGGCATCGAAGAAGACTTTGCAGGAATTCAGGCGCTTGTCGAGTTCTTCATGAAGGAGTTCTTGACGCCTTTTTTCGAGAAGTCCGCCGAATAGAGTCACTCGCACCGAGTGCACCTGTTGAAGGCAACTTGGACTTGCTCAAATGTGAGCGGCTTGATAATATAATTTATGCACTCATATCGAGCAAGCTTGCAACACTGGCGGAGTTGCGAGACGTCTATGATTGCGAGGAGGCTCTTGACTTGTATGAATTATACACAGTGAACGCATACAATAAGAGTTCAATTCATAAAGCAATCAGGAAATAACACGTGAGTTCATCGTTTGACTTCTGAGATACTTCGTAGTAAAGGTAATAGGAATTATTTACCTAACGCAAAGAGTCTCAGAATTAAACGTGGGAACTCGAGGAGGTACATCATGAAAAGGTTTCTATTTTGGTTTGTGCAATGTACTTGGGGAATTCTCCAAACTCTGGTAGGCGCGATACTTCTTTTATGTGTGTCTCACAAGATTGAGGGTCACGTCTGGTATCGAAAAGCGAGCGCCTCGACAGTGTTGGGCACAAAATTGAGCGGAGCAATCTCGTTGGGCGCATTCATAATTTGCTTTTATGCACCTGACGAGGACACATACAAACACGAGTTCGGGCATTGCATTCAGAGTTTGATACTCGGACCGCTGTTCTTGTTTGTGATAGGCTTGCCAAGTCTCATCTGGTGTGGTTGCTTTGACAAGTACAGACAAAAGCACAACATCTCTTATTACTCTTTCTACACTGAAAAGTGGGCGAATAAACTTGGCGGCGTGAAATAATCGCCGCACACGGGCCTGAAATGGTGTCGATTGCGATTAAGACCCTAAACGGGAAGTCGTAAGACCTGAGTTCAATTCTCGGCAGGTCCACCAAATATAATCACAAGGAGGTCGAACAATGGACGAGTTTCATCTTGATATGGGCGTAAGATTTACACCCGACGAAGATAGCGTCAAAGAGATTAATAAGCTGTTCGACTCGTTTCGCAAAATAAAAGTCTTCGGCGGCGATGAAGGCATTGCTAAAATGCGTGAGCAATTCGATGACTACAACACAAGGCGTTCGAGTTTGCAGCAAGCTCAGTCGATGCTCGACCAATACAGAGCAGTTCAAGGCAAAGGCGACAAGTTCGAAGATGCAACGACAAGAGAGCTCACGAAATATATGCGGGAGCTTATTGGTAGTAATAAGAGCCTGAAAGAAGAGTTCGGTCAAAACTTCAAAACCGAGTTCGATGAGAGTACAGAGGTTATGATTGGCAATCTCAAAAGTCAATTCCTCAACAAGCTCTCAAGTCTTGCGCAAAGCTTTTTGAGCTCAATAGGAAATCTTTTCAAAGATGCTTGGAGCGAGCTCGGCACAATGCTTCAGAGCTCGCTTTTAACTAACGCGAACACTCGTGAGAATGCGTTCAATTACGGGTTCTCTGCAAGTGAGTCGTATGGATTTGACAAAGCCAAGCAGATGTTGAACATTCAGACAGAGGAAGACCTCTGGTACATGAATGACACACAAAAGAGCAAGTTCCAAGAGATAATGACGAAGTACTCTGAGAAGTACGAACAGCTCTATGATAGTGGCTTCTTCGACAAATATTTGCAGTTCCAGATTGAGATGGAAGAGTTCAAGCTCGATATGCAAATGGAAATCATCGAGTTCTTTATGGAGAACAAGAACACAATCAAAAAATTTATGGAGCTCTCGATGAGTGCGATGGAGTTCATTGTGAATGCACTCGGTTGGCTGATGGACTTCTTTGGAGGAAACGAACAAACGTCTGATGAAGAAAAGCTTGCGAACATAAACGACATCATTGGAAGCTACACTTCGAATAACGCTGTTGTAAATCAAACGTTCAGTAACAACAACACGTTCAACGGCACAACGGACTCTCAGAAACAAGCATACCTTGACATGCTCAACGCACAAATGGTCGAGGCGAAAAAAGGCTTAGGAGGTTAACGTGGAATACGCAGTTCTCATATCATATATCGACCCGAATGATGCAACAAACGCGATTTCGATTATTCTCGATACGGCCAATGACACTAACATCACTGCGAGCTCAACTGTCACCGAGCATCCGACTGTAAACGGCACTCCGATGGCTGACCACATGTATAAGAACCCAATCGATTTAACGTTTAATGGCACGTTCTCGCTTAATGGCAAAAAGGCGATACTCATCGACAAAGCAGGAAAGAGCTTAGCACGAGTTGAGAAAATCTTCGAAGACATCAAAGACAAGGGTATTCTTTGTACAATCTCGAAAATCAAAATCGTTGATAGAGACAGCACACCGCAATTCACTGTGCGTGAAAACATGGTGTTGCAGAGCATCAATTGGGTTGAGAAAATCAACTCGCTTGGCTTTACGTTCAACTTCAGGGAAGCGTTACGAGCAGACGTTCAAGTCTACGATGTTGACCCTGACGACAGATTCGCACCGGACATCACATACGCCGATGCATCGAACTTCTCTGACATATTGCTTGATTGGGACGCAGTTGATGAAGAGGTTTTGCAAGCGCTCATTGACTACAATCTTGCAGCCGACGACTTTCTCGAGTATCTTGCAACGATAAGCGTTGGGTCGCTCATTGCAATAGGCATCGGTGCAGCAGTTGCAACAGCACTTGCATCAACACTTGTTGCGTTGGGTGTGGCAATCTCGACAATCCCTATCGTTGGTGCAGTTGTTGCAGCTGTGGCTGCAGTCGTTATCGGCATTTTCGCATTGTTTAAGCTCATCAAGAAAAGAGCTTATAAAATCAAGGCGTTTGTGTATTACAAGAATGCGACGAAAAGAGACAAAGAAGTCAAGCGCTTTATGGCGTTTTATGACAGCATTCACAACAAAATTCGAACGCTTGATGGTGCGATGAAAGTGTGGAGTGTGAGTGAAAACAAAGCTCAAGAGACACTCGTAAACATTGACGGCTCATACTACATTTTCAACTTTGAGAGAAACAACGTTGACTCGGGTTATGCGTACAAGCTCAACGTTAGCGACATCAACGATACAACAATCAAGTGCACCAACACAAACTGCGCAATTAATGCTTTCACTGACGGCAATGACAATAACATGCTTTTCAGTACGAGCAAAAGTCGAGTGTATCTCATTCGAGACGCAAACGCTGACCCGAACGATTTGACTCGGTACTTCATTTGTGCAGCACAATTAAGTCCGGTCGATTTTTCTGAGGCGCTCACAAAAATAATTCAAGAGGCCATCAAATACTAAGCAAGGAGGTGACATCGTGGCAGTTAAAGCTTGGATGCGAATTTTAAGAATAACGCTCACAACGAAAAGTCCCGGACAGAACGGGAAAAACAAGCAACTCGTTTTTGAAGAGAATGAAAGCGGTGTCGGTCTTGCAATATCTGTGAACGGCAACAAGTTCATGAGCACACTTAAAGACAATTGCACAGTCAAAATCTCGAACTTGACTTACGTTGAGATTGTGCAAATTATCACTGGACAGTTCTATAATATCAAGATTGAGTGTGGGTATAAGTCGAGCGGTGTTCAGACAATTTTTGAGGGTGGTGTCATGTACATCTCGAACTTACGAGAGAGTGTCGACACCAACACTGTGACGATACTTTGTGCGTCCCACCTTGTTGCGTCTTACGGTCAAAGACGCATCAATTTGAGCTTCAACTCTGGCATCAACATGTACTCGGCGATAAACTTTGTGTGCAAGGTTGGAGGCGTTCCGAACCCGAATATCTCGACACAATTTAAGAAGCAATTCTTAGAGGGCATTGAGAACGCACACAATCAAACTGCTGCAGAATGGGTCAACGACCAGACCACTAAAAATGGCTCGTACATATCGAGTTCGGATTGTATTGGCAACTCATTCATGACATTGTTCGATGCGAACAAGAGCAACGCACGCGTCATAAAACTTAATAAAGATACGTTGCTCTTAACGAACGGGTTTCCTCGTATGACAGCTGACGGTTTGGTGTTCTCTGTAATGCCAACGTTTGCGTTTCAATGTGGCGACACAATCGTGATGGACAACTCGCTCATTCAAATCAACGTGACATCTCAAAGCGAAGCAACGAAAAATCTTGGCGGCTTACTCGACGAGAACGGTCAGTATATGATTTACGAGATGCACTATCAACTCGAAAATCGAGGACAGAACTTCTTCCTCGAAATCTATGCTAAGACGAGGTCGAGAATATCGGCATACCTTGCAAAGGAGATTGGCTAATGACACACGGAAACGATACCGAAAACAGTTCGTTCTTAGACGTATGCTTTGCGCTCAAAAATAATGTGTTCAGAACACTGAATGTTGCAGATATTTGTGTCATTCGTGAGATAGACGGTGATGTTTTGAGATGTGAGTACATCACAGATCGCAACACAAACATTGAGTGTATCAAGTTGCAAGGCCTCGACATTAAAGTGAGTGACGTAGTGTTGGTGATTTTCACGAACAACGATTTTCGAGCAAGCTTGAATGCATTCAAAGCAGGTCAGGCAAACACGGATTCTAAAACGACTTTGTATCACGAAAAGGCGTACGGTATTGTCGTTGGCTTAATCTACAGAAAACCGGAGGTATAAGAGAATGCTTAAAGATAGAAAGTTTGAAATTGGCAATTTCGTAAGACTTGCGAGTGCAGGTATGGAAGTTGCAGAGTTCGTCGATGTAAGGGACGCAATTATCAAACGCTACAAAGAGGTGTACGGGTCCGACATTGACCTGAGCACGGCAAGCGCTGACGGCGTGTTTGTCAATGACATGGCTCTCATCATCAACAACATCTTGCAGGTCATGAAGAGCCTGTACTCAAATCTCAACGTTGATACTGCGAGCGGCGTTTATCTTGATGCACTTTGCAGATTGGCAAACGTCAATCGAATGGGCGCAACAAAGTCGACTGCGTCGATTATCATAACGAGCTTGCTTACGACAGGCGACCCTGTCACATTCGGTGACACAGACGAAAATGGCAACGTCACAAATCAAATCACTTTCGTCGACAAGTCCGGAACCGAATGGGTGAGTGATGTGAGTGTAACACTCGGACCCGGTGAAAGTGCTGAGGTCAAGGTCACTTGCACAGAGTCTGGACCTATCGATGCTCCTGCAGGATGGATTGCTCAGACGCTTCTTGTCATGAACTTGAAGGTCGAGCAAACTGAAAACGCAGTTCGTGGAAGCAATGAAGAGAGTGATACAGAGCTGAGACAAAGACGTGCACAATCTTCGGGAGCAAACGGAGTGAGCATACTTGAAAGTCTTGTGGGCGCATTGTTAGAAGTTACAGGTATCGACGACGTGAGTATTTATAACAACAACACTTTGGCTGAAGCCACTGCTAAAGACGGTACAGTCATTGCTCCGCATAATATATACATTATCATTCGTCAGCAAAACGGTCTGAACATTGCTGATGCAACAATCGGTGATTTGATTTACACAAAATTGACGCCCGGCATCAAAACAACCGCTTCGACTGCAGCTGCAACAAACGGAACAGCAAAGCAATATGAGTTCATTCCTCAAATGCTCGATGTTACGATAAATTACCTTAATCAATTTGTGTATTGGAAGAAAGCGGTCGCGATTAAGCCGACAATCACTGCGAAAATCAAACCGACACAATACTTCACAGAAAACGAGTTTGCAACGATTGCTCAGGAAGTTTACAATTATGCGAACAACATCAAGCTTGGCGACAGCATTGACGCCGACCAGATTTTCATCGCAATTCTTGAGGCTGACCCTGAGTTCAAGGGTCAGAGAACATACACTGTGAGCGCATCGAACGTCAGTGTTGCGAGTACAGACAATCCCGACACATATTACGAGTATTCGACGTTTTCATTCAACAAGGAGACTGATGGAACGTACACGCTCACAATTCAGTAAGGAGGCAGCATGAAGCATCTTATACCGTTGACAATACGAGAGTTCAGATACTACGAACGAAAGCTTCCACTATATTTGCGCAATGATGACTGTTTTGTCGAACATTTCAGACTGTGGTATGAGCTCATGATGGGAGAGGGCGACGATAATATGGGCATCGCAATAAGCGAGTTCAAAGGTGTCTCACCTACAAGTGACTTACTCTTGTACTTGCTCAACATTTATGACAAAGACTTTCTTAGCATTATCTCACAGCTCAAAGATTACGACGACAATTGTGATTTGCTTGACATGATTGGCAATCTTTTCGGCTTACGCAGAACGTTTTCACTCGAGTATTACGAGACTGCGACTTCGACGACAAAAACAGCTGCGACTGTGTCGTTGACAGATAAAGAGTTCTTAATGCTCATTAAGGCGCAAATCATTCGAAACTATTGCGATGGTACGTATGAGCAAGTCATGCAATACTATGCTGACGCAGGCTTGCAAATTCTGCCTGTATACAACTCGACATACGACGCAAGTGTTGACGCATATCTCAATGAAGATAAAGACGTAACAGACAATATTAGTAAACTTTTTAGAGGTGGTTACTTAACAATCGAGCATCTTGGTATTCGATATACGTACACAATTACTGAAATGGTTAACTTTTTGGTCTGGGCTGATGCGAATGGTCAAGGTGGAAATTCATTCTGGGCAGACGAAAATGATGTAGGAGGTGTGTTCGTAGTATGAGAGTCAGGCGAGTTATGGACGAACGTTCGGGCACAACAAGACGACGTGCGATTGTGTGGTTTGGGTCGTATGGAACGACGACAAAGCTTGATGCAAATGGCAATATTATTATTCATCCAGAAATGCAACCAGATGGCAGCGTCGTGCAAGTGCCGACGATGTTCGCAAAATTCGTTAATTCAAACGACAAACACGACAATTTTTCGAGCGAAAACACGATGGTCAGAGACTGTCTCATTCAACGCTTGAGCGTCATACAACACGAGCTCTGGTACAACTATCAGTACGGCATGCCGCTCGTTGACGACGACACAGCAAAAGTTACGATTGATACATTCGTAATGAAAACAATACAAGAGCATCAAGATGTGTTGGAGATTACGAGTTTTACGAGCAATCTCGATAAACACGACTATCATTGTGACGTTCAATTTACGACGAAATTCGGCAACACAAGTTTGTCGCTTTGATTATATTTTGGGCACTTTTGATGATATAATATTTATGAAGGAGAGATAGATAATGCGCTTTCTTGTGACAGAAAAACTTGGCCCTCACAAGTTCAAAACGCCTGAGGGTTATTTGATTTGCACGGACGCCATTTTGAGCAGAACCGGCAAACAAGAATACAAACGTTGTGAGCTTTTTGGCGATGCATGTGAAGACCCTGACAAAATTGTGAACGTTGAACGTACAGACGATGAAGTGTTCTCCGATAAGGCGATGGCTTCATTTGAGAACAAAGCGGTGTGTATTGAGCACCCTGACCACGACGTCAATGCTGAAAATCACAACGAGCTTGCGGTTGGTTTTGTGCGCGATATTCATAAGGGCGAAGACAACGGAAAGCCTGTCATGATGGGCACGCTCGTTATCACAGATAAAGACGCAGTCGAAGCCGTTGAGAGCGGTGAATACAAAGAGCTGAGTTGTGGTTACGACTGCGATATCGATGATGACGACGAACCGTGTCAACGCAACATACGTGGTAATCACGTTGCACTTTGTAAACAAGGTCGAGCAGGCATTGCACGCATTGTTGATAGTGTTGACGATGCAGGTATCAAAGTTTGGCAAGTTCGTCAAGGCTATGCGATAGTCGTTAAACGTTACTGGAAACAATATGGACGTAATGCATTTGTCGATGCGACAGAGTCGAGCATCGAAGCTGCGAGATATCGTCGTGGCTCACTTGAACGTAACGACAAAATGGAGTTCGTGATTATTGATTGTAACGACGGAAAATATAAAATCGAGGACGAAGGTATGAAAGATATTCAAGCAACGAAAACACCTGGCACTGATAAAATCATTTACGTGATGCAGTCGGACATCGACGAAAATCTATACTTTTATATCGGCAAAACATTTTCGATGAAAGAAGGTACTTGGGGTTACACGAAATTTGAAATGGGCAACACAACGCCTGAACAGCTTAAAGCCGAACTTTCGAAAAATGGCTGGCATCAAGTAACAAACGGTCCTGCAAGAGTTATAGATATGAATGATGAACGCTTGATTAAACGAACCGAGCTCAATGTCGGAATGAATATTCGATGGAAATATCACGGAGAACAATACGAAGGTCGTATCAAGCATGTTGAACAAAAGGGTTCATATACGAAAATCGATTATGAAGATAAACGCGGTATAGGTGCATCATTTGCATTTGAAAATGAGCCTATTACAACAACGGACTCTTGGACAGAAGTTGAGGAAGAGAACTATAAAAAAGCAAATAAGCCTATTGGTGCAAAAGACGAAGAGTACGTTCAACTGCCAAGAGGTAGATTTATGGTTGTAACAAAGACAAAAGAAGAGCTCGAAAAAGAGGGCTACGGCTATCATCATTCTGACAATGGCTATAGCGTCTACGTAAAAAACAATAGCGCAGTTGCAATTAAAGATGCAGCATGCGCAAATGACGCGAACTACGAACAGTGGACGAAACAAGGCTGGCGTGTTACAGCACTTTACAAAGACGGCGGACGTATTCATGCAATCGTTGAGAGAAAGTCTGGTGACTTCGTCGTTGCACTTGGCTACAACACTTCGACTGGTGAGTGGGCTCAGGGCAGATATGTTAGCACATTTGGTGCTGCAGTTGATACTCTGAATGAAGAAAAACCTGGCGCGGTACCTATCAGAGACGCTAAGCCCGCAAAGAAAATGTTCGAAGTCAGCTTTGTTAAAGACGGCGTGACTTACGTTCGCAAAGTGCGTGCAAATTCGATTGAGGACGCAATTTCGAAAGTGAAAGATGATAAAATCGCAGAACTTAGAGCACAGCTTAAAACAATGCAACAACTGTTCGAACGTGCTCCTATGGGTTTTAAGCGTGCTGAGTATAAAAAAGAAATTGACAGACTGAAATTAGAACTTAAAAAATTGGGGTATAATGAGTGACGTCAGTGAAGGTCTTCGTAAATATCTTGCAAGCATTCCTGAGTATCAAATTCAAATTGGAGTGTTTAGTACGAAGACGAAACGCAAAACAACATACAGCGTAGGCATAACGAATGCTGAGTTGATGTTCATACATGAGAACGGGTCACCGCTGCATCATTTACCGGCACGACCCGTGCTCAAAATGACAATAGAATACGGGAACACGCTCATCAAGAGTGTGATGCAAAAGGCGCTTAAAGCGTATGTTGAAGTCGGTGAGCAAGGACTTGAGAAGGAGCTCAACAAGATGTGCGTTCGTATGGAGAACTATGCTCGAGAGATAATTTACTCAAACGACGGTCGACTCGCACCCAACGCACCAAGTGTTGCAGCTCGCAAAAAAGGCAATCACCCATTATTCGATACAGGACAACTTGCACGAAGCATAACATGCAAACTTGTTCGAGTTTAAAAGAAGGTTATACATCATGATTAAAGATATGAATGAAGTAAATGCAGCTCTTAAACGAATGCAAGAAGAGCAAGCTCGACTCGATGGAACGTCCAACACTGTGGACGCTCCTATTGAAGCGAAAGATGACGTTGAGTTGCCTGAAGTCAAAGCTGCGGAACATGTTGAAAATGTATCGAAAGCTGTGAGTGAAGTCGTTGAGAATTTGCCTGACACATCTCCTTTGCAAGTGCCTGTGCCTGAAACGCAATTTGGCGCAGTGATGGAACAGGTTAAGCTCAATGTGTTGGCTGAAGCGAGTGCAGAAGACGAGCAATTCGTTGACAAAGTCAAATCGACTCTTAAAAAAGCTGCAGTCAAGCACACAGAAGTTGAAGAGAAACGCGCAGACTTCGAAAAGCAAAAGGTTGATTTTGCGAGTGAAGTACTTCAAACAGAACAACAAAAGAACGAGCATCGTGCCATTGAAGATAAATGGGCAAACAGAGAACGCAAACGGCAATATCACTACAATGGCGTCAAACCCATCATGCGCTTCGTCGGCATTGAAGAGCCGCTCAATCTTTTCTTGCTCTATCTGCTCACACTTGTGTTGAGTCCGTTCTTTTTGCTCAGCAAACTCTTAAAGGGAACGGTTGGAGCTCTTATTGCGGGAGCATCTGACGGAGACCGTCCGAAAGCTGTGAAAGGCTTTTTGTGGACTCTAATCGCAATCATTGCCATTATGGCAATCGCAGCTGTCGTATATCTATTCCTTACGTGGCAAGGACTGATATAAATTTTAGAAAGGAGAATAAACGCTATGAGTCTTATCGAAACAAGGGCTTCGTATATGCATCGTTTGCAGACGCTTATCGACGCTCGGCAGAAAGACATCGACGACAAAGTCGGGGCTTTGCGTGCAAAGCTTGAAGCAGAACAGATACAGCCGTATCGTGCTCAGCTTGAAGCCGAAAAGGTGACGCCCGAGATGAACAAGCTCGTCGAGTTCATCAATAACATCGATGCGATGCTTGCGTATGAAAATACCGAGACCGCTTCGACAGAAACCGCCGAACAGACGAGCGAAACAATCGAGCACGAAGAAGTCGAACAAGTCGCGGACCACAGTGTTGCCGAGGAGGTATCGGAGGAAACCGAAACGTTTCATGATGCGTCTAACGACAACACTGCAGGAGATAACGTCGACGCCGTTCAGCACACGACCACTACCGCTAAGATGGCCGAAGAGCTCGTTGGTACGGGTTTCGAAGCAATCGCAGCAGACCTTGCCGACACCAAGGCGAAGCTTCAGTCTGCTGTTGAAGGTCGCCCTGGCATGCCTGGTATTGTACTGCCTCGTCGTTGACAAAGGAGGTATTATGCAGAACATTGAAACAATCTTGAAAGTTGTATACGCGGTCGCATCGGCAGTAGCTGTTGCGGTTCCGCTCGTAATCGCGCTTATCGCGAATATCAAGTCGAAAATCAAAATTCATAAGCAACTTGCAAACACTACAGACGAAGCTGAAAAGGCTAAGTTGGAAGCGGCAAATTCGGCAGCCACGACCGATATGCTTAATGTTTGCAACGAGTTGATTGCGAATGCTGAGACTCTGTACTCAGACGTATCTTCGATACTTAAGAAAGAAGGCAAGTCCGCAGGCGCTGTCAAGAAAGACAGTGTGATGTCGAAGCTTCAGGCTTACGCGATTGAACATGGTTACGAATTCGATGCGGAATACTGGGACAAGAAAGTCGACGAAATTGTTGACATGACGAAGAAAGTAAACGTATCGAAGTAATTCACAGGAAGACTTCTGGGATACTTTTGGTCGAGTATAATAGGAATATTATACTTGGCCATTAGATGTTCTCAGAATTAAAACTGTGAACTCAAGATGTAAAAGAATTTTTCGTATGATTATATCTTTTGCATCGAATGTATTATAATAATCATATAAAGATTAAAAGGAGACATGACTTTATGAAATTCAATGTTCGTGACGAGAACGGCAAAGAATATAAGGTCGAGGAAGTCGAAGAGGTCAAAAAGACCGACGACGAAGACGAGACCAAAAAGCCTTTGACCAACACTTGTACAGACGATGCGCTGTCTCCCGAGGAAATCGCTTCTCTCAAGAAACTTGCCGGCATGGCCGACAAGCTCTGTGCTCTTGTTGATACGACCACCGATGAAGAGGTCGAGGAAGAAGAGGAAGAGGAAGAGGAAATCGAGGACGAGGGAGAGCAAATCGAAGAGGTCATCGATACCGATGAACCAAAAAAGGCAAAGGACTCCATCAAAAAGAGTGCCGGCGCAATCGAAAAAAAGACTGTCAAGACCGAGGACAGCGTAGAGGAAGACGACGTTGCCGCGGCTTGGGCAAGAAGATACGGAGGTAACAGATAATCATGAGTCTCATCATCAAAGACAAAATCAAGCAGCTCATGCGCGGCTACCCCACTGTTTCTGATAAGTACAATGTCGAGGGTGGCATCGTTGAAGGCGATACCCCGTTGGCATTCGGCGACATGGTGGTCTACGGCTCGACGACAGGCTACTACAAAAAGGCGACAACGCTTACAAGCGTCGACGAGATTGCAGGCTTTGTGTTGGCGACCAACGTTAAGCTCGAAGATACGTGGGGCGGAGAAAACAAAGGTCCCATCACTTATCCGGGTGAAGCATTCAACCTTTTCATGAACGGTTTCATTGCACTTTCGCTTAAGAGTGATGCAACAGTGGCGCAAATCAAAAACGGGGCAAAGGTTGCAGTTGTTCTTGCGTCGGCGGAACTTACAACTGCTGACAAGCTTGCCGCGAGCACAATCGTGGAACTGCCTGGTTACGAGTTCACCGGTATTTACGAGCAGCAGGGTACAACCTTGCTTGCCGAAGTACGCAAAATCTGCTAAGGAGGTAAAACAAGATGGAAGGAACTTTCACTCCGAGTACCGTGACAAAAAACTTTTTCGTCGATAGCGTTTCGGCCTCCCACAGAGGTCAATGCTTCGGCCTAAGCGATATGTACGGTTCTCGTATGCGTAAAGCATACGTTGGGGATGCGAAGGTACATGATACCAACTTTGCATTCCTGACCACAACACTTGCTAAGCTTCACACGAAGCTTTACGAACCCAAATACTTCGTCACATACCAGAAAGACGTTTCGGTGGACGTAGGCGGCGGCTTCGTTGATTACGTTTCCTACTACACTGTTGACTGGGCGGGTATTATGAATGAATTCCGGAACGTGGTCGGAAACAACGCCAACTACATTCCGCGCGTCAACGCCGGTCTCAATCAGAAACGTGTGAACGTCTTCACATTCGAGGTTGCGTATGACCTGCGCTTCATCGAACTCGAAAAGATGAAGAAACTCACGCTTCAAAAAAGCATTCAGGACATCTACAGCAACGCGATTGTTGCCGGATGGGACCTCTTCGTTCAAAAGGTTGCTTACACGGGTATCGAAGGTACGACCGGTATGTTCAACAACGACAACGTTTTGGTCACCACAATCGACAACAGCTCCGCTACGGCGGCGAACAGCGGCTTCAAGGGCATGTCCGATGCAGATGTTGTGGCTTTCTTCAACGGCGTTTTCGAAACGTATTTGCTCAACAGTGGCATGAACATCAGCATCATGCCCGATACGTTCCTCGTTCCTACGTTCGTCGGTTCGGACCTGAGCTCCCGTTTCTCGGCGCTCTACACGAATACACTCCGCAAGTTCATTCTGGACCACAACCTTGGTTCCGACGAAAGCTCCGGCGAAGTCAAAATTAAAATCGAGTCAAGACCCGCGCTCAACGACATGGGTACCGGCAAACACGGCCGTATTGTGGCTTACAAGAACGACAAGGACTTTGTTCGTCTCGATATGCCGTACCCGATGCAGCACTACATCACGCTACCTAACATCGACAAGATGTCGTACACTTCGGCGTTCGTCGGTCAGGTATCGGAAATTCAGATGCCTTACAATACGAACAATGCGGAATTCGGCGTCGTGTCTTACTGGGACTTCACGAAGTAAGGCACAAACAAATATCTTTGCACAGGCGTCGACAACGACAACGATGTTGTCGGCGCCTTTTGCATAGAAGGAGGCAGAATGATGAAAAAATTTATTGTCGATACGGGCGACAAAAAGTATAAGGTCGAGGCAAACACGTATGATGAAGCCGTTTCGGCTGTGAAAGCAATTCAGCTGAAAGACGAAGCATCACCTCTTCAAACTGTGAACGCGCTGCTTGAGGACGAACGTGCTGCTGTTGACGCTTACAACGTCGCTCTTGAAAATCTCAAAGGTAAAATTCCCGACGAGTCTTACGCAGCAATCGAGGCAATTCGAAACGATGAAAATCGTCACATCGAAAATCTTCAGGCTGTTGTAAACGGAAACGTCACTGAAAAGAACCTTGAAGATAGCGTGAACGACGCTATGAATGCTGACGCGCTTGAAAGATATTTACGGCAAAAACTGAATAACAGCGATATAGAGCTTGTTGCAGAAGCGTATACCGCAGCGAATAAACCTGTTGCAGCATATGGCGACGGTTCAAAGACAACTGCGGCGAATATCGAGCATTTCACAAAATCGATTGGTTATGCTAACGTTAAGCAAGAGCGAGTCGATGGCATGTGGGTTTGCTGGGTAGGTGTCACAGAGTGAGGTGATATATGGCAATCGTAGGAATTCAAACAAATCGTAAGAACCCTCCGTATACGATTGCGGACTTCACCTTTTGGATGCCGCAGTTTAAGCAATTTATGGAGACCGACGAAGGTCAGACGATGTTTGACAATCTCTACGAAATTGCGAACAACAAAATCTTCAAGAGCATTTATGGCTCTGACTGGAAGCTTGCAATGAGTTATTGCATTGCGCATTACGCGACAATCATTGCTCAACAACAGCAGGCGCCGGTTGGAGATACGCTCGACTCTATCGCAGGCGGCGGTACGACAAAGGGCGTACTGTCGTCTATGAGTGTTGGGGGCTTTTCGAAAGCGTACGACATCGATAAGACAATGAGTTCCGATGACGAAGCAAAGTTCTGGAACCAAACGTCTTACGGCGCCGCGCTTTGGGCGCTTCTGAAAACGAAGAACGTTGCAAGCATTTTTGTCGTAACGTCTCATCCTATTCCGGGGGCGAATTGATATGCGAACAAATCATCTCGTCGACCCTACATTTTTCTTTGACGCAATCGAGGAATTTTCGTTTAACTATCCGATTTACGTCGTCAATAAAGCGGGCGATGTGGATGAGTACGGAAATACAAAGTTAAAGTACGAACAAAAGACAATTCGAGGTTCGTTACAAATTCAAACAAAGCGTGAAAGACAGTCGAAAGACGGCAACACTGCTGAGGCGCTGTACAAGTTCTATTGCAAGAGCCTGTATCGTATAGATGTTGGCGACATTATCGAATATAACGGTGACTTTTTGAGATGCAATGAAACACATCCATATGACGAATATGGTTGTCGTGAAGCAACTCTTACAATGATACAACTTGCCGCATACAGAGACTTCGCTGACTACATCAAATATTTGAGAGGAGAGAAGTTGATATGAACACGATTGCGGACATCAATGAACTTAATAAGCTCGTACGCAATCAGTTGATTACTCAAGCTGAACTTCCTTCTGACAGAGTTCGTAATGCGCTCACAACGTATGGAGCAACGCTCGATAAGCTTTTAACGAAACAAGAATTTGACAGCGTTTGTCCTTGCGAAGAGCTGATGTTGTTCGAACTCAGAACTCGTGAAAATGACGGCGACGTAAGTATGACCGAGGTTGACGATACGGTGTCGTTCTATAAGTCGTATACACTCTACATCATCTTGTATGGTGACAACGCTGCGACAATCATGAACAAGCTCATCGCCCGTTTAAGAACGCAAGCTGTACGGCAAGCGCTTTACGAAGAGGGCGTGTACATCGAGGAAGTCAAAAACGACTCGAGCGTAAATGAGTTTAAGAACGATGTGATGTGGCATAGACATGACACCGAAATTCTTATCTCGTGCAAGATGAGTATCAAGCAGGTAACGCCTGACGAGGCATTCGAAAAGGTCGACCCTGTCAATACAATTTATGAAGGAGACGAAAATAATGAATGACATTGATGTAAGACGTTTTGTCGATATCAATATCAAGCAACATGTGGAGACACAGATAAGCGGTACTCGTGACACGCTTGTGTTGTACACACACGAAGGAACGCTTGGTAAGATATCTGGCAATACAGTTGCAAGCATCGGTGACAACGAAATTCTTGCTTCGTGGGCGGCTGCAAGTGCAGTTTACCCTGCGCAAACATTCCCCGATACGAACGCATATCTGTCGATGTACTTCCAGAATGCGGGTGCAAGAGTTGTGGTCATCGAAGGAGTGGACTATACAGATTTGACCGCGGACATGCTCAAATCTCTCGATAATAAATTCATTCTGGTCGGACTTTGTGCGGCTGAAGAGAATGTCGAGCTTGCGTATGCCGCGCTCAAGAAAATCGCAACAACTCGTGAAACCGACAAAGACGTTTACGGCGTAAACGAGAAAATCATCTTTGGTAGAACGATGACTGCAACAGATACGGACGTTATTACAAACTTCGCTTCGAAATACTCGAAAGTAGTCGGTGCGGAAATGACGATGGCGGCGTATTTGAGCGGCATTGACGTTTACGGTGTTTCGACTGTGAACGATTACATGTACACTGCCGAGAGTATCGACGAAGAGGTTTTGACAGACGAGCTCTATGAGACCTTGTCGCTCAACAACATCAACGTCGACACATACTTCGCCGGAAACGTTCGTGACTTGGGCGGCAACCTCAAAAACGGTGCGGACTTGACGAACTCTTATGTTCGTATTATTCTGCATCAGACGCTCACAGACAGGTTACTCGAGTTGCTCGTTACGAAAATCAAGAACGTTGACGGCGTAGGCAAAATCTACGCAACAATCTCGAAGGAGCTCGAAAACTACAGAAGCTGCGGTTATTTGAGCATGGACAAAGTATGGACAGACAAAACGATGACTGTGACCGCGAATGGAAAACAGTACACAATCATCGAAGAGGGAACGCCCTTGACGAACGGCTACTTCGTACAAATTCTGCCTATGTCCGCGCTCACGGAAAACGACCGTGCCGCTCGTAAAGCTCCTCCCATATACGTCATTATCGCCGACCAGTATGGCATTCGCGCCATTACGGTGAACGGTGAAATCATTTAAGGAGGTCGCAAAGATGAGATATTCTCTTGCAAACTATATTCTGTCTATCGCATCGAACGACAGCAAAATC